TTCTCTGCATATACAAAATTATATAAGACTTTGTAAGATTGCAACAACTTATCTACCCATTTTCTACCTTTTCTTATTAGTTGTATTCTATATTTTTTATTACTAAATAATTCATCAGTACACACCATCCATATACAACCATCACTTATAACACCACATAATCCCATCGGTTGGTCATTGTCACCAGCTATTGCCAACACTTGCTGCCCTGCTAGGTAGGTTAAACGTAAAGCGTCTTCTGGTTCTTTACCTGTTTGATATACAGCTTCTACTCTATCCATATCTCTCATGTGTTTACATACATAATTAAGGTCAGTTATATTTGCTTTTCTTAAATACCCCATTAAACTCTTCTACTTCTTATATGAAACATAGCTTCGTATTCAGCACTAGATAATTTTGTTGGTAAAAAAGTATTGTTTTTTATATCAATATTAACTCTATCTGCTCTACTCATTATTGGTACTTTAAAAGTACCTGTTTCTAAATTAATAGCTCCTATAGTACTAGATGCAGCACCTAATAAATTACCAGTAAATTTATGTATAGATGTATCTCTATTTTCTGGTGTGACCTCAACTTTAAAAAATCCAGTATCTTCAAACTTAATATAGAAATGATGTAGTTGTAATCTACCTCCTATAACTTCAGTGGCATTGTTACCACCACTTTCTGTAAGTCTTTGTTTACTAAATCTATAATGCATTTCATAAGGCTCACCAATAATAAACTTACTATTTCTAAAATCTCCGTCAGCAGTAATAGTAGAAGTAGTTCCATCAGTTAAATTTGTAGTTTGTATTACTTGACCAGCCTTTAAATCTTTTTGAACCCCATTAGCATCTATAAAAGTACTTGTCTCTCCATTAGCTAAATACCTTCCTACAACTGTCATTTTAGACCTTAATTTGTAAGGGACCGTAAAAGTAGTTACATTATTATTAAAAGCAGTATTAACTCCTGTGGTTACTTCTGTAACTTTATGATCGAGATTAAATTCAAATTCTGAATTAGCTTCTTTAAAATCTGATTCAAAAGGTATCTTTTCTAATGTCAAACTATTTCCTTCTTGTATAACTGCAAATAAATCTGTACCTATAAAATCTATATTTAATATTTGTCTGTTTGGATTTATTGTAAAAGTAAACCAACTGTTTAATATTTTTTGTAAGTTATTTCCATACAACCACCTATTTATAAATAATTTATTTGGATTACCTGTACCTAATAAAACTAATACATCTTGGTTATTAGATACTGCCATTTTAAAAATATTATTTGGTATAAGTTTTGGAACGTGAATAGTTATATTTGATGCGTCTTTAATAGCTGTGTCACTTTGTACAATATATTCTCTAACACCTGCAAAAGAACCTTTATCTGTTAAAAAATAAATAGAAGATCCAGAACCTACAGGTTGAGCTTGATCGCTTGATTCAAATTCTGTTGTAACTACTACGTTCGCTGTCTTTGGTGTAAGTGAATCAGATGATGATGTTAATACAAACTGTGTTTGATCAGAAAATAATATTAATTGTTTACCCATAGTTACAGCATTTTTTAAAATAGCTACTTTTGTATGAGATGCAGCAACATCAATAGGATCGCTATCTATAACAGATAAAACAGTCTCTGGAAAGAAGTTAAAAAATTCTGAAACCCTAGATAAAACAACATTATCATCAGCTAAAAAGCCAAGTCTGTTTCTAAAAAAGAAAACATTATTTATTTTATTATCAATAAAACTGGGATTAGGTGCTGAATCTAAATCACCAACAGTTCTTTCTCCCCATTTAGGTAATTCAAAAGATTGTCCACTTGCTGTATAACTATCACCATCAACTCTTGCAAATCTAAATTCACCATCTGCCTGTCTTACTAAAACATGTGGCATAGTGCTGTAATCAAATTTGAATTCTATTCCTGGTTTTGCACATTCTTCCCACTGCCCTTCTTCTAATATTCCATCTGTAGTTGTGTTATTACCTACAAACTTTACGTAGTAATTATCAAAGTTTGTAGTTTCATCACCTTTTACTTCTACAACATATCCATGAGGTGAAACTCTTGGAAGGTCAGTAAATCTTTGTATGCTATTTTTTACTACAGTTAAATGACTATCACCTTGGGTGTCAGTACCATCAATAGCAAAATTACTACCATCTGTTTTCTTTATATGTAGCACAGGTCCATTTTGAGCAATAGTAAATCCTGTAAGACCTGCCTCTAATCCAAGTTTTAAATCAGTAGCAACTTGTGTTGTACTTAATGTAGAATCATTTGTCGTGTCATCTGTAACTGTAACTCCATCTACTGTTACTGAATAAACAGTATTGTCTGAAACTTGATTAACAAAAACAATGGCTTGTGTTATATCAGAACTTGCCAAGCTTGTTTGTGTAGTATCCATTCTTGTTGTAATACTTGTATTAACAACAAAAGTAAAATCAGCAATAGTTACAGTCTTAATTACACTTCTAGGATTAGTAGTATTTAAGTATGTAGTTCCATCAGGTTTATTTACTGTTAGTTCTGTACCATCTAACTCATAAATTTTTATATCTCCATTACTAAATATTGCTACATACTTTTCATTAATATCTCTGTTAATAGTTTGTATGTGAACATTACCAAGATTACTATTACTTAGTGTTGTTAAATATTGAAAGCCAGATCGTTTTGTAAGACCTAATACAGGGTTGCTATCAGCATTGTCCTGTATATCTGCGTGGTCAGATTGTTTAGTTGCATCTGATGACTGTGATACACCTCTTAATAAGGTAGGTATAGATCTTGATACGACTGCCATATTTATCTAATTAATGCGTTTGCTGGTGAGTAAGTATCAAAGACATTAGTTAATGATGGATCTCCTCTGAGAAGATTATGATCTCCATTAGCTAAGTCTGTTTCCATCAGTATAGCTCTAGCTCTTACTTCGTCTTGCTGTGTATATGTTCTTAATCCATCATCGCTGACTAATCTATCTACAAAGATACGAGCAGCTTTGATTGTTATATACCTTCTTGCAGGTTCTGGTATTTCATCAAAGGTTCTGAAATAGACCACAGTACAGATAAGATCTTCATCAAATTCAAACTTATTATTAAGTCTGTCATATAGCTTCAATCCACGTTGTATCGCATCAATCGTAGGGTGCTGATGAATATTAGGATCAATTCTTAAGGTGTCAGTAGATAATGAGATCTGCTTAGATCCATCTCTAGTAAGAGTGACATCTATTTCTGTATTAAAAGACCAGCCTTCTGATTGAACTTCTTTGTTCACTTCAGTAAGAGTTGATTGTGCTAATCGTACATCAACAGGAACTGTACCTGTAAGAGTATTAACAGGTGCTTCTCCTATAGCAGCCAACATAATGTTGATGCTTTCCAGTTCAGTGGTTGCAGCTACAGACATAATAAAATCCTATTTAATTTTTAAATCTTTTCTTGATTTTTGTTTTTTTAAAAGTTTTTTAAGTTTTTCAAGATCTTTTTTGGTTGCCATACCAGTTTCTTTTTTTGTTTCAAGAAGTTGAATCTGTTTTTCTATTAAATTTTTTAACATAATCAGTATTTAATTTTAAGTGAGTTTCTACCACCCATTTTCTTCTTCTTTTTTTTCTTTGATCCGTAAGCCATAATAATCTCCAAGTAGTAAGAAAAAGAGTACCCAGTTTACTGAGTACCCTTTATGTGAATTAAGAAGCAGATAACTTGATTGTAGCTGCACACTCAGGTCTTAGGATTCCATGACCTAAAGCATACTTAGCAACCATCAATGTACCTTGATACATGATTCCGTAGTCCTGACCACTGATCTCAGTTGTCATGTCCATTAACTTCACAGTACCAACTGCTGATTTATGGAAGACAAGACCAATAGTTTTACTATCGTCACCGTTATAAGCGTTGTTAGCACCTGATGGGTTTGATCCAACATTTGACTGAGGTACGTTGTTACTCATCATCACTGGAATACCAGCAATCTGTTGTACACGACCAGAAGCAAATGAACCATTACCACCTGGGTTAAAGTCTACATCTACA